CGGACATATACAAGCAATTCCCTAAATGAGATTTTTTAAAGGGAGTTATATCAAAAAAGTGAGGTGATATAATGCCTAGACCGGCAAAACCTGTTGAATTACAGTCAAAGCACAATACAAAGTCTGATATAAAAAAGCGGCAGTCTGTACAGAACTCTCTCAAAGGCGACAGCTCCTGTATTGTACCGCCATACAAGCTCTCGGAAAGTCAGCTGAACATCTTCAACAAGATACGGGATGTATATAACAGTGTTGACCTGATAGGCGAGCTTGATATTTATACACTTGCAGAGGGAGCAGTTGTTATAGACCGTTTACAACAGCTTGAAATGATGATAAACGATGATCCCGACCTGCTCACAAACAAAAACATAATGATGATACGCAAAGGCTACACACAGGATTATTACAGGCTGTGCAACGAGCTGGGGCTTTCACCGCAGTCAAGAGCAAAATTAGGCAGTCTGTCACTGCAAAAGGACAAGCAGAACAATGACACTTTGCTCCAGCTGCTGAAAGGCAGTGGATAAAATGATGATATTCAACAAAGACATCGAATATGTCAATAATGTACTTTCGGGGAATATCAATGCTCCGCTGTATGTACACAAACAGTGTGCAGTCTATAAGCACATCTTTGACGATGCAGACGAAAATTACTGCATAAGTACAAAAAAACGTTCTCTTATAATCGAAATAACAAAACTGCTGATAATACCTCGTGGATTTTCGGCAGGCAAAACAGTCTTTGAAACCCTTTCGGGCTTTCAATGGCTGTTTATTTTTGCGGTTTTAACGGTCGTATGCCGCTGTGATGAGGAAAAAAGGCGGTATGAAACAGGTGTGCTTGAAATATGCCGCAAAAACGGAAAGACTTTCCTGATCGCCGTTATCTTCCTCATTCTTTTTCTGACAGAACCGAAGTATTCAAAATTTTTCTCGGTCGCTCCAGACGGCACTATATCAAGAGATATACAGGTACAGATAAAAGAGATAATAGGCAGTTCGCCCACATTACAGGATAAATTCAAAATAAGGCGTGACGATATTCTTTGCTATATCAACAACAACGATTATTTTCCGCTTGCATTCTCAACGTCAAGACTTGACAGCAGACTTCCGAATGCTTTTGTTGCCGATGAGGTCGGCGCTCTTCCGACAATCTATCCCATTGAAGCCATGCGTTCCGGTCAGCTCAATATCAAAAACAAGTTAGGCTGCATCATCTCAACAAAATATCCTCATATTGATAATCCTTTTGAGGATATAGTTGATAAGGCGAAAAAAGTCCTTGACGGGACTGTCAAGGATGATACATATTTTTCATTGCTTTACGAGCCTGACAGTACAAAGCACTGGGAAACGGATGACGGCATATTGGAGCAGTCAAACCCTCTTGCTCTTGAAATACCTGCTATAATGGAAGATCTTCGTAAAAAGCGTCAGAATGCGATAATAATGAAGTCTGCAAGGGAAAATTTTCTTACAAAGCACTGCAACATAATCTATCAGGGCTTGGGTACGGAGAATTTTGTAACGACCGATGATGTTATACAATGCCGTGTGTCCGGAAAGATAGACTGGACGGACAAGACTGTATATCTTGGTGTAGATCTCTCTCAGACTACCGACAATACAGCCGTTGCAATGGCGGCGCTTGCCGATGACGGCAAGACAATACTTGCAAATGTAATGTGTTTTGTGCCTGCCGACCGTGTGGACGAGAAGTCGCTTGAAGAAAAAGTTGATTATCAGAGCTTCATTGAGGACGGATTTGTAATTCCCTGCGGCGATCGTGTAATAGATTACAGCGTTGTCGAGGATTATGTTATGGGGATAGAACAGACATTCGGTTGTAAGATATCGTGCATAGGCTTTGACAGATACAATGCAATGTCATCTGCTCAGAAATGGGATAAGGTATATCCGACTTCCGAAGTCAGACAGCATTCAAGCGTTTTGCATCCTGCGACAAAGCTCCTGAAAGAAAAGATACTCAAAAAAGAGTTTCTTTATGAAGAAAATAAACTTCTTGAGATAAACTTTCAGAATGCACGCTGCCGGTACGATACCAATATGAACATGTATATAACAAAAAAACATTCAAGAGGCAAGGTGGACATGGTCGTTGCACTTATAAATGCGTTGTATCTGCTCAACGAGCATGAAGTACTTGACGCCGAGCCTATTTCATGGGGAATACTTTCCCTTAACTGATGAACAAAGCAAAAAGGAAGTGATGACACACGGGACTTTTAAATAAACTTTTCGGAAAAAGAGAAATACGCACGGTCGAAACTGTCGAAACAGATGAACATCTGCGTCAGATCATGGGGCTTGTTACCGATACGAAGACAGCACTTAATATTCCTGCCGTAAGTGCGTGTGTTGACTTTATTTCGGGAACTGTCGCACGCCTGCCGATAAGGCTTTATCGTGAAAATGACGGAAAGACATCGGAAATAACGTGCGATATACGCTTACAGCTCCTTAATGACAGCACAGGTGATCTGCTTGACCCTTATCAGATGAAAAAAGCTTTTGTAAGGGATTATCTTCTAAGCGGAGCCGGATATATTTTTCCCGAAAGGCGAAGAAATGAATTTGTTTCCCTGCGGTACATAGCCAATGATCATGTTACATTCACGAAGAATTATGATCCTATCTACAAAACAGCCCTGTATCAGATAGGCACACGGACATTCTATGACGATGAGATAATGCGGATATGCCGCAACACCAATGACGGTGTAACGGGCATCGGGATAATTGAAGAACATCCCGATATTCTTAATGCCGCATACAAGCAGATAGTTTATGAACGCTATCTTGTCGAGCGGGGCGGCAACAAAAAGGGCTTTATTCAGGTTGATGACAGAGTGACGCAGGAAGTCCTTGACGATCTGAAAGAAAAATGGAAGACACTTTATTCATCAGATAACTCAAACATGATGATACTGAATAAAGGCCTGAAATTCGTTGAAAGCTCAAATACAAGCGTTGAGATGCAGCTCAATGAGAGCAAGGATACAAACAACGAGCTTATATGTCAGATTTTCGGGCTTTCATCAAAGGTTATCAGCGGCACGGCGAACGATGATGAGTATATCTCTGCGATAAAGACAGCTGTAATGCCTGTTGTTTCGGCGATAGAAACGGCGCTTAACAGATCAATGCTGTTATGGTCGGAGATGTCAGATCATTACTTCACGCTTGACACAAAAGAGCTTTTAAAGGGCGACATACTCAAACGCTATCAGGCATATCAGATAGCCTTGCATGAGGGATTTTTACAGGTTGATGAAGTGAGATATGAAGAAGACAAAGAGCCGTTCAACCTGAACTGGATAAAGTTAGGCTTGCAGGACGTTCTCTTTGACACCAAAAACCACACGATTTACACTCCGAATACAAATCAGACGGTAAAATTCGGCGAGTTCTCCATTGACAAGCAGAATGACGGTGGTATAATTGAGGAAAGAGGCTGGGTAACGATAAACGGCAAGCATGTTTTCATAGGCGATGACGGCGGCGGTTCGGGTGGTGGTAAAGCGTCGGGCAGTGAAAAGAAGCCTGAAAGCAATGCTAATAACGGAAAAGTTAAGCAGATAGGAACTGTTGATTTTAATAACAAGCAAGCTGTCAAAGAAATAATTTACAAAGCTGAAAAAGAATTTTCAGATTTACCGTATGAAAAATGTCGGACGGTTACATCAGACGGTAAGATTTGGGATGTTACAGGTACTTCCGGCACAGTGGATAATTCAGGAATATAAGCAGAAGGTTCAAGCCTTGTTGGATCATATTCCTATCATAATCATTCTAAAAATGAAACATATTTTTCATTCAGCGGTGAGGATGCCGCAGATTTTATATCAAATGGTGAAGCAATATCTATGGCATCTGATTACAAGTATCGCTATGTTATGGAAAGAGCAAGCGATACAAAAATGGGTGATTATAATGCCGTTAAGCATGATTTCAATTATCTTTGTCAAACGGATGTTTATCAAAAAGCGTGGAACGGTGAGATAGATTTTGATTTTGATGGTTATCATGAAACAATAAAACTGCTGTCAAAAAAATATCATTTTAATTACAGGAGGGTGCTGAAAGAAGATGGTTAACAAGAATCATCCTGATTTTTCAAAATACAAATCCGAATGTGATGCATTACACGACAAATACGTTGAGCAGACTGATGCTCACTTTGAAGAAACGAAAGATGTTCATAACGGTAAAGATGATCCTCAAAAATTGAAAATTGATAAAGAATTTTCAAAGAAATTGAAAGAAATCCAGAAGAAATACTCTTATTTGTTTAAATAAAACTTTTTTTAAAAACCTTTTGATTTATCGCTGTGAAAAGTAAAGAGGTCAAAACATGCGGTAGTGGAGGAATTGTGGTTAACTCGGCAGGTACAAGCCTGTGCATTACGGTTCGAGTCCGTGCGCCGCAAACGGGAACGGTAAGCGCTTACTGTTCCCCTGATCAGAATATCACCGCTCTCGCTGAGGGCGGTTTTTCTATGCCTTTTTTAGGAGGGATAATTTGTCAGATGTAACTTTATGGCAAGGCAACTGTCTCGAACTCATGAAAGATATTCCGGATAAATCGGTTGATATGGTGCTTTGTGATTTGCCATACGGAGTTACCGACTATGAGTGGGATAATATTATCGATGGAAAGAAGCTATTTAAAGAATACAAGAGAGTTTGTAAAAGAAACGCAAATGTTGCATTGTTTTGCCAAATTGAATTTGCAAAATATTTGATGTTACAAACATTTCCGTCCGAATTTTCTCATTGCTTAATATGGGTGAAAAATAACAAAACACGATATCTAAGCGTAAAAAAATTACCGATGAGCCAATATGAAATGATTTTAATATTCCGCTTAAACAAATACGCAAACAAACAAGAGCATTATGCGTTAAGAAAATACTTTATGGAAGAACTCAAAAAAACAGGGATGTCTATAAAAGAGCTTGAATGTTTAATACCAAACCGTAGCGCACATCATTGGTTTAGGTTTTCAAGTGATTACAGAATTCCGACCGAAAAAAACTATAAAAGATTACAGCAATTAACAGGGTGCTTTAAAAGAAAATATGCGGAAATCCAACAAGAATTCTTAGCAGAAAAGAACAACATAGCTACATATAACGGCATAAACGAAAGTGACGTTTTGAATTTTAAATTAGAAGAAAGCAGAGCACACCCCACACAAAAGCCTGTGCCTTTGCTCGAATACCTTATTAAAACTTACACAAATGAAGGTGAAATAGTCCTTGATAATTGTATGGGAAGCGGTTCAACAGGTGTTGCGTGTGTGAATACAAACCGTGACTTTATCGGCATTGAACTTGATGAAAAGTATTTTCAAATCGCGCAGGAACGAATAAAAGCGGTTAGCGAAGGTACAAAAACCTGAAAACTGTTGCTTTATTTCTGCAAAAAGTCTGCAAAAACATTGAAATTGTTGTTTTAATTCTTCAAATTTGCAGAATTTCTGCAAAAATGTCCTTTAAAATTTAAAAAATCGGCACTTTGCGTTTTGCAAGGTGCTTTTTTAATGCATGAAAAATCAAAACATGCACGATAAAAAAAAGGAGGTGCAGACCATGAGCCTTACTGAAACAATGCTTTTCAGCACGGAAGCTCTTGCAGGCTATTACTACTTTACGGAATGATCTTAAAAAACAAATAAAAAAGGATGGAGTGATAATGAAGTATAGCGAGTGGTCAAAACAGTATTCGGATGATGCCGAAAAGATACGGGATTGCATAAACGAGCTTAAAGCTCAGCAGGAAACAGCTCCGCCGTCAGAAATTACATCTATCAAGAACAGGATAGATATACTGCTTTCGATGTATCATGACTGTATGGAAACAGCCGCTGAGCTTATGAGAAAAGCACGGAGAAAGGATGTTGAGTTTGGCAGCTAAAAATCTTTCTTTTACAAATGAATTGATGACTTATTATTCTTACGTTTCTTCTCAGGGAGGCGGAGACAACAGCAGCATAAGAGACCGCATGAAAAAGCTTATCGCTGTCGTGATAGATACGGAGCTTACAGACAGACAAAAGGACTGTCTTACTATGCGTGTGTACCAGAATATGAGCGTTGAGGATATAGCCGCCAAACTCGGCATCAGACCGACAACAGTATATAAGCATATTACAAAAGCAAAAGCAGCACTCAAAAAGTGCAGGGAATATCTGTAGCACGCATTGCACATTGCAAATTGCTAATTGAATGAAGGGGGGTGTTATGATGAATATTGAAATAAGAAGCGCAGATACAGCCGTGATCAGCGGCTATGTAAATGCTGTTGAGCGTGAAAGCCGTGTGCTCAGACGTGTGGGCGGTCAGCCTTTTCGTGAAATAGTACGTCAGGGAACGTTTAAAAAGGCTCTTTCGGGCGGAAAAACGGTTCAGCTTATGCTTGACCATGAGCGTACTATATGTGATACCAAATCAGGCCTTGAACTGCGTGAGGACAATATCGGACTTTTTGCAAAAGCCGTTATATCTGACAAAGAAGTTATTTCAGCCGCCAAAAGCGGAAAGCTGACAGGCTGGAGCTTCGGATTCAGGTGCATGAAAGACAGCTGGAACGATACCGGCGAGCTGAGAACTCTTGAAGAGATAGAGCTTGACGAGGTGAGCATACTTACCAAAACGCCTGCCTACACCGCAACGAGCATTGAACTCCGTGACGGCGATATTCTCCGTGAATGCCGCTTTGAAAGCGAACTCACTGTTGAAAAACCTGCCGAAAGCGTTCCGGACTCACGCTTTGAAATGCAGAAGAAAAAATTTGAAATCTTAAAAATGAAAGGAAAATGCCATAATGACTAAATTACAGGAAAAAAGAAACTCACTTTTTGCGGAGCTTTCCGCACTTATAGACGCTGCCGAAAATGAGACACGTGCATTCACGGACGAGGAAAGCGAAAAATTTGACAGTCTTTCAAAAGAGCTTTCCGCTATCGACAAGCAGATAGACAGAGAAAAGGAAGTACGTGATCTCGAACTCGGCAAGCCTGCCGCTGATGATAAGTCACCCGATGAGGAACAGGAAAAAAGAGCTTTCGAGCTTTATCTCAAAAGTCAGGTGAACGGCGATAAATCACTTGAGACCCGTGCAAACATGACATACGGTGACAACGGTGCAGTCATACCGAAAACTATTGTCAAAAAGATAATAGACAAGGTCATAAACATCTCTCCGCTTTTTGAGCGTGCAACAAAGTATTATCTCAAAGGCGATATCTCTATCCCGTATGTAAATACGTCTTCCGGTGATATCACAGTCGCATTTGCAAGCGAGTTTTCAAGTCTTACCGCTTCGACCGTCAAGATATCATCCGTTGAGCTCAAAGGCTTCCTTGCAGGCGCTCTTGTTGTTGTGTCAAAAAAGCTTGTCAACAACAGTCAGTTTGATATCGTTTCATTCATCATATACAGGATGGCTCAGAAAATAGCGGTCTTTATCGAGAACTATCTTATAAACGGCGGCACATCCGCATCACTCGGCGGTACGTCAAGCGGATTGAAACAGTCTGTAACACAGAGCCTAAGTATCACTGCCGGCAATTCTCTTACAGCGGATTTTCTTATTGATATACAGGACACTATACCGGATGTTTTCCAGAAGAATGCCTGCTGGATAATGCACCCGTCAACACGTACCCTCATACGCAAGCTCAAAGACGGTCAGAACAACTATCTGCTTATAAAGGACTTTTCTTCACCCACAGGATATACGCTTCTGGGCAAGCCGGTTTATATTTCCGACAACATGACAGCCTTTGCAAGTGCTACAGCCGGTAAGGATTTCCTTTATTACGGCGATTTCTCCGGACTTGCAGTGAAGGTCTCGGAAGAACCGAACATCGAAGTACTCAGGGAAACATACGCAGCTCAGCACGGTATAGGCTTTGTTCTCTGGATGGAGATAGACAACATCGTCGAAGACACTCAGAAGATCGTCAAGGGCACTGTTGTTGCCGCAGGCTGATAATTATGACAGTTTCAATGATCAACGTAGATGTCATACAAGAATGGTTGGGAATTTCTGACGATGAAGTTACTGCCATTCAGGCATGTCTTACAGCAGCAATAAGCCGTGTCTGTGGCTATACAGGACTTACTCTTTCGGAGCTTGACGAACATGAAGACATAGCCATTGCCGTACTCGGCATTGTAAATGACTTCTACACAAACAACCGTCCCGATACCGCACAGATATCCATAAACAAAATGTCAAAGTCGATACTTGACATGTATTCCAAAAATCTGCTGTGAGGTGAATGCATGAAAAGAGTGTTGTTCAATAAGTCCTTGGTGCTCATAAAGGTCACGGAAGGACACGGACATTCGGACAGAGTGACCGAAACATCTGTAAATGTCAGAGGATATATCTCTCTGCCGTCACTCACGCTGAAAACGGCCGCCGAAGGAGCAGGCATGAGGATAGACCTTACCGCACAGGTCTGGAAGCGTGACTTTGAGAAGGACGACTTCACACATCTTGAATACAGCGGCACACGCTACCGCATAGGTAATGTTACAGCAGGACTCAACGACCTCATTGTGAAGCTTTCCCTTGAAAGAGGGTAACGATAATGTACAATGTGCAATTAGCAATGTGCAATGACGGAAAAGGGGTGGGAATACAATACGGCTAAAAAAGAAATTATCCTGCATGACATAAAGTGTCTGAAGCTTGCAGTAAGGATGATGTTTTCGGGTATTGAAAAAAGGCATGTACAAAAAATGCTTTCACTTATCAAAGATACTCACTCTTTGAAATTATCGAAGAATAGAAACCGCCCACAGTGGCGGTTTTTTTATGCCCTGGAAAGAGGTGATACTATATCAGCGGATGTAACTTTCTCAACAGAGCTTCCCGATTTCAGCGAGCTTATCAAAAAGCTTGATATGTTTGACGAAAATGTAAACAAGGCCGTGCGTTCCGCTTTGAACGAGGGAGCGGATATGATAGTAGCTGAACAGAAAAGACTGATATCCGGCAAGTCAGAAAGGCTTGCCGAAAACATATCAAAAAGCCGTATATACACGACCAAGAGAGGCCGTATAGGCATATCGGCAGGTTATCAGCCGGACGCTTTTGAATATGATGCCGACGGCTTTAATCCCGGTGTTGTCGGGATGGTTCATGAGTTCGGCAGACCGGGACAAAGCCCCGAACGTAAAGGTGACAAAATGACGCAGACACGAAAACGCATTCCGAATAAAAAGACTGCCAAGCGTAAGGATTGGGAAGAAGCTGTTCCGACAGAAGTAGAGATAAGCAAAGGCACAATTCAGCCTGTACCGCACATAAGGCGAGGCTTTGACAACGTAAGGGAAAAAGCCGTAAACCTCGTGATTGATGCGGTAGAAAAAGAGGTTGAAAAAATAGGAGAGTCTTAAAAATGAATATTTTCGACAAGATTGACGGCATACTGACAGATCTCAGTGTGCCGTTTTATAATGACATGCCGGAGTTCGAGAGAGAACCTCCGGCATTATTCATATCCTACAGTGTGTATGACAGGCCTGCACAGTTCGGGGACGGTGACGAGGTGACAACAAGATATTTCGTTACAGTAAGCATTTTCGCAAGGTCACACACATCTGCGGATGAAACCTACGATGCCCTTAAAACTTTTATGAAAAACGGCGGTTTTTGCCGTTCGGGCACAGCGTATATTTCAGATAACAGTTTTCCGAAATATCACAGGATAACTGCCGATTACAATATTGATCTATGAAAGGAAAGATAAAAATGAGCGATTATTCAGGCAAAACAAATATAAACGTCAAGGAAGTTTATGTAATTCCTATAACCAATGAAGCCGAAGGAACTTACGGAACAGCACTTGATTTTACAGGCAGAGCAAGAAGTTTTTCATATACTCCGAATGTCAAAAAAGCAAAGCTTTACGGAGACGGTGAAGTGCAGGAGACGGTTACCGACACATCAACAGGCTCATTCAGTCTTGCTTTGAACTATCTTACTGATGCCGACAGACAGGTTATATTCAGCGAAACAGCCGAAAAGGGTTCAAACGTGGTAACAGGCTATGAACAGCCTGTTCCGTGCGTTGTGATACTGAAAGCACCGTGTAAAAAAGACGACTCGGTTGTTAATCTCTATAAATTTTTCCATGTAGAGTTTTCTCCAAACGAAGAGAGTGTGCAGCAAATTGAAGACGGCATTACATACTCGACTGTGCAGATATCGGGAGAATATACCAAAAACAAACATAACGGTTCAGTTATGGCAACACGCAGACACGTTGTATCAGCAACCGATGCAACAATTATTGAAGGCTGGTATGAAATGCCCGAATATATAGGTCCCATACAGTAAGGTGAAAACATGCTGAAAGACCTTATCAAAAATTACAATGTTATACATATCGGCGGCAGGGAGTATCGTGTGCGGTACTCCCTTAATGCTTTGCTGTGCCTTGAAATGATATATAAACCGCTGTCGGAAATACTAAAAACCGACTGGAAGGTGTGGAGCATTGATGATGTTATACACCTCTGTCATGCAGGAATGTGTGACAGAAAATGCAACAGAAGGGCAGTGAACGCACGGAGATTTGAGCTTATAAAGCCGGAGCTTTCCGAGCTTGGAAGTCTGATACAGGTGTCAGACCTTCCGCTTTTGCGTCTTGAACTTGTGACAGCTGTTCTTGACAGCCTTCCGCAGACGCACGGGGACGGTAAGAAGCCGGAAGAAAATCCGCTTGCGGAGCGTCAAATGAGAGCTTTTTACTGTGACATTATGCACCGTCCGGAAAAGGAATTTTTTGAAAGTACTTATCGTGAGATAGACGGCCGCACGGAAGATTATCTTGTTGCAAAGGGTCTTAAAAAGCCGCCTGCCGTCATACAGCTTGATGATTAAGAGAGTTGGTGAAAAATGTCCAAAAGAAGTGATACCGTAAAATTCAATGCCGACACAAGCGGTCTTAAAAAAGGTACAGATGAAGTTATCAACAAACTCAACGAAC